TAATCTAAGGTTTTTATTTTCAGAAGTCATATGATTAGCTCCATCTTATACAATATTAGGCTTGAGTCCAAGAAATAATAAGACCACCTTTAATGGTTACTGTGTTTGTTTGTCCAAACCCATCCATAAAGGATATAGGAGCACCGCCGCCGCCATCACTAAAATAATTCCCTCCATCGGATCCAGCAATATTAAAAACATCATTTGTCCGAATCTTTCCTAATACATGTAAAGGCTCTGAAGGTGTTATACCAATACCAACCCGATTAGTACCTGCATCCACAACGAACCCATATGTCGCTCCGTTCGCACCTACACGGAAATCATAATCTTCCAAGTCTGCATTAAATATTACGCTTCCCCCAGACTGTGTCATACTACCTTCGACAACGTTTTCAATTCCCCCAGTCGGACCAGCCGGACCAGTGGGACCAGTGGGACCAGTGGGACCACCCGCTCCCGTAGGCCCAGTTCCACCAACGGATCCCGTAGCCCCAGTAGCCCCAGTAGCCCCTTCCGATCCTGGAGCACCACCTCCCCCTGCTGCACCCGTGGGACCAGTAGGACCAGTAGGACCTGCTAGCGCCTCCACTGTGGCTCCTGTTGGACCTTGTGCGCCTGCGGGTCCAGTAGGACCAGTAGCACCTGTAGGACCAGTGGGTCCAGTAGGACCAGTAGGACCAGTAGGACCAGTGGGACCAGTGGGACCAGTGGGACCAGTAGGACCAGTAGGACCAGTAGGACCAGTAGGTCCTTGGACTGTATTGCAAAGAGTTGCACGTAGTTCATCTAGAGGTAACTCGACAATAGTAGCTATTGAGTTAATAGATGAAACAATTAGGGGAGCACTACCGAGAACCATGGAAGATTACTCTTCTGCTATTTCTTCTTCAGTTGCGTCGTCGTCGTCGTCCTCATCATCATCCTCATCAGGACTTATATTCTTCATAAGATCTTCAAGTTCTTTTAAGGAATCTAAAAACTCTTCTTTGGATATAGGTTGTGATTCTTTGTCCTCTTCTCCCCTAACTTCACCTTCAGTATCTGGTGCCTCTTCCTTTTCATCAGTTTGGGGAGGAGCTTCTGCTGCTGCTGCTTCTTCATTCTGTTTATCATCGGAGGCATCCTCCTCGTCAACATAATCCTCAACATCCTTATCCTTCTTCTTCTTCTTCTTCTTCTTCTTAGGCTTTGCTTCAGCGTGCTTGATTGAATCATCTTCCTCATCAGCCTCACTATCGGCATGTGCTTCAGCCGCAGCAGCGTTTTGCTGATCCTTTCTAACTTCTGGACTTAGATTATCATCTTTTCCTTTTTTATTCTTATCAAAAAGGAGCTTTGCTTTCGCTTTTTCTAATAGTTCAACTACACTAACCTCTTCATCTAAGATATTTTCAAACGAAATACCTTCTACAAGTTTGAAATCATCACAGAAGTTAGTATAATTACAAGAATTAAAACATTCTTGAAGTAATGCATTCACATCAATAACTTCAACCCCATTTTTAGAACCTAGCATTTTACTAAGTTCAGCTAAAGTTTCCTTGACTACACTTTTCTTTGGAGCAAGTCTCATTAAAGATTCAAAAATAACTACTTGAGTATTTGCCAAACCTTTAAAAGAAGCAGTATCCTTCAAATTTTGTATATTAATACCATACTTCTCATTGAGAAGATTAATAATAACTTGCTTAAGAGGCTTCTTCATCTCAAAAAGTGTAGCCACATAAGTTTTTAGTTCTTTAGTAGAAATAGTATTATTATCACTAAGACTGAAAGCATTACTGATACTTTCAGTCAACTGCTTTTTAGTTGTAAGAGCCAAATACGGGACATCTACAACTGCTTCTACTAAATTCTCTAAGATAACCTCATCCGAATCCTCAAAAATTAAGGAAGCAAGCTTCCTAATCTTAGAATTAGTAGCCCACACATCTTCGAAATTCTTTTTAGATTCAATAAGTTCTTTCTTTACAAGTTCTTGCTTACAAATAAGTTCATAGACAGACTTATTAAGACCACTCGGAATAGTATAAGTACCCTCTTCTTGGATAGTTTCGTAAGAGATACGCGGGAAATTAAATGCAGTAGAAACTGAGTTAGAAAGTTTAATAGCATTCTCTATTTCCTTAACCTTTTGAATATTATCTCTTTCTTCATTAAGAAAAGAGATAAATTGCGGCATGATCTCTAAAAATCGTTGGAACTGTTCTGTCTTAATAATGGTTTGAGTTTCAGAAAACAGAGTAGATTTTTCTACAAGTCGTTTCTTTACATTCTCAAATTTAAGTCTATTCTCCCAAAGAGAAAGAATATCAGTAAAATTATCATTTGCAGTGCCATAACTATTAGAATTAAGCTCCCCCACAAAGGATGATACTCTGTCATCAACTATTGCATCAAAAGTATCATTATCAGTGAAAATCTTTGAATCTTGAATCTTAATATTATTAAAAGTAATATCCTCTTCAAAATCGTACTTCCCCGAGATAACTTTACCTCTTTCACTCAGATATGCTACAGCTTTAGTTTCACTATCAATGGAAAAAAGCTCCACATTTTCCCTTAGTGATCTGGCGAGACAGTCACCCAGCTTAAGTAGGCTGGTTACTGTAGTATTTCTGTTTTCGAATAGATGATCGAACATATCTAACTCCTTATTTTGTAATATAAACTATGGATATATAGTTAGGCTAATTAACTAGTTTTATGGGTATTTCCTGTATTTCTATTCAGGATTCTATCCACTGTTGTTAATCGGAAACTCTTTTCTCCATTTTCTTGAAGAATTTTTCTCTTTAATTTTGTTAAGGTTTTTACTAATTTAGTATCAACACTCTCTTTTTGAGCTTTCTGTAGCTCTTTTGCCCTGTCATGGTCAGATTGCTTCCCTCCCTCATCTCGGGCAGCATCCATATCTTTGCCTGCTTGTTCGCGGTCCATATTTTGATCAGCACCAGCTTGTTCCATACCAGCAGCCCCTGCGGCTTGCTCCTGTTCCTGTTCTAGAGCTTCTTCTTTCTCTGTTTTCAATTCATCTAATGTATGTTGAATCTCTTGGTCTGTCATATTATAGAATTCTTTATAAATAGTAGATTTAGGAAATAATCCTGTTCCTACAACAGCTTGGACAACACGAGCTTTTTGTTCATCAATTTCCATCTTTCGCTTAGTAAATACATCGCTTGGATCGGGAAGTTGAATTCTTAATTCTTTAATTAGAGAAGCAGGATAGCCAACCAAAGAAAGATGTCGTCTAGCAATTTGCTCTAATCCCATCTCAACTTGTTGCTGAACTCTCCCAATAACTCTAGCAAACTTAGCATCTAACTGAGAAAGATTGGCCTTGCGTTCAGGGGATTTATCTTTCTCTACAATATAATCCTTAGGAATTTTAAGAGCAGCAAGAAGTTTATCACGGAAGTAACGAACATCGTCCACTTCACCTAGATTTTGGGCTCCTGGTAAAGTATCAATCTTAGTACCTTGGGCTCCTCTAGTGGGAACAAAGAAATCCTCGTCTGCACTTAAAGGGTTATATCTAGCATCAATAGTTCCCGTATTATTATCATAATACTTTTCTTTCTTGAACTTCTCTTTCACCTTCTCAATGAACATTTCAGCTTTAGTGGCTGGCATATTTGCAACATCAATATAGAAGATTCTACGTTCAGGTGCTCTAGCCAGACGATAAATTAGCATAGCATCTTCCATCAACTTAAGAGAGCGGAAGATACGTACAGCTACAGCCCCAATACCCTTACCATACGGATAGTATCCTGGATCTGAAGTTCTTAATCTAAAGTGAACAATCTGGTTTCTATCTAAAGTAATATAAGAAGCTCCAGCCATATCAGAGGCTATACTACCATAAGCAGCCCAATCCTCCTTCTCAGGAAGTTCTTGAAGGAAATCAGTTAAATAGCCATACTCATTTTCTACTCGAATAATAAAATTAGGATTAAGAACTTTAAGTCGTTGAAGCCCCTTCTTAGGATTGTTAATATCTAAAATAGTTTCAATAAAACAATCTCCATACTTAACTGTATTTCTAATAATATCCCAATAGTCCCTATCAAGTTGAATATGCCTGAACATTGTATCAATTTCATCTACGACCATCTGGCTATCACTAAGAATAGTCCAACGATCATTTCTAAGATTCTTTTGAGTAGCATCATCAGCATAAATATCATATGCTGTGCCAATTTCAGGATAATCATCCATCTCCTCAAATCGCTTGTACCTTTCTCTCCTACTTTTCTCGATTTCTGGAAGCTGGAGAGTAGTCCTACTCATGCTACCGATAGCGGGAAGTGTATCGGGAGTTATAACATCAGCGTTTTGAACCGTATCACCAGCGAGGCGAGCTTGAGGAGTAACCCCATCATCTCCCTGCTTGGCTAAATAAGGAGCCGCTTTAGTAGCAAAGAAACGGGCTAAGAACTGACCTAATCGTCCTGTCGGATAAAAATAAGGCCCCACACGGCTATCTGGACCCCCAGCACCGAATTGGGTATACCCAATCGAGCCTTCATCAAGTTTACCGTTTCTATTTACAGATTCATCAGCCATCGCATGTCTTCCTCTAGTTTTTTATTTTCACTGTCATGAACCACCGATCTAAAAGGTTCTAATGGTTTTCTTTCTGCTTCTGAATTTTGAGCCATTTCTAATGGACGAACATCAGCTAATGTATGTAGTAGAAATACACTAGATGCAAGACTCATAATTAGATCATCATTTTTACCATCGTCTGCTGTAATCTTTCCATTATCATCAACAATAAAAGTTAAAAGTTCATCTATTGTCCTTTTTGAATTTAGTTTAACGAAATTGTTACGGATGTATTCCTCCATACGAGCTAGCAACTCCTCACGATTTCGTGTTGTAATCTGTATACCAAAATCATTTTTATCATCTATCCATAAATTATCATATTCATAGATGTTAAACATCCAATCAATGAGATTATTTCCAATTGTATTTCTTTCAATTATAACCGCTGCATTATTATATAGATTAGCTTCATTAGTCAAAATTTGGGCAAGATCATTAATAGGAGTTTTATTTGAATAAAATTCAGCTACTTGCTCTCCTGTATATACATTAAAAATGTGAAAAGCTGAGTAATCTCTGTCTCTCCCTAAACTAACGTCTACTCCTATAGCATACTCATACTCAGCGGAAGGCTCTTTCCAGACACGCATTTTGTTATTATACTTAATCCAATAATCCTTATTAATTTCTTCTACTAAACGCTTAAGAAGATACCCTTCAATATAAGTATCCCCTGTACCAAGGAACTCACACTCATATTCTTGCAGCCATTGCTTCAAAGGCATGTTTTTCTTGGTAGTTTCCTCCCACTTGTCAACATATAAACCCTTTTTTTCCATTTCTGCATATAGCTCCTCAAAGCCTTCTTGTCTTTTGTACTCAGGATGATCCTCCCACTTAATATCAATACGATTAAAGGAATTATTACCTGCTACCGCATCATGGTAAACATCATAATACCAGTTTCCTACTCCATTTACGGTAGATAATACAAAAGCTCTACCACCTGTAGAAATAATAGGATAAACCGCAGCCCAGATAGTATCAATATTTTCAATAAAGGCAGCCTCATCAATAATAAGAAGAGATCCTGCTAATGAACGACCTGATTGCTTCCCAGAAGGTCGAGATTTAATTGTGGACCCCGTAGAAAGTTTAAGAGTATGCTTATTATCCTCTACTAGTGTAGGACGCAAAAAAGAAGGAAGTTCATTATACATAATTTTAATTCTATCTAACACTTCAGTAGACTCAGCATCACCTTTAGAAAGAATAACCACTTGCTTATGCTTCTGGAAGACAATCATCCAAAGGGAATAAGCCGCAGAAATAGTAGTACAGCCTGCTTGCCGGAATTTACGAAGAATATTAAATCTATAATTTTTAATATG